TTCCAATCTTAACCTTTACTAGGCAAAAAACAGTTGACATCCTCCCAACCCAAAGCAATTACATAGTTGACATCCTCCCCGCCCTAAAGGGCGAGGATGTCAAAGGTCAAGACAAGCTGGCGCGAGTTGCTAGCGATTACTTGAAAAAATACCGAATAGATGTTAATGTTGTATTATTCCTATATTGAATCGGTGATTAACCGTGAATTTAACAATGCCTTGGCCACCTGTAGGATTAAGCCCTAACTGCCGCAATCATTGGGCAAAAACAATGATTTTAAAGAGAAAGTACCGCGCTCTTTGCTATAATACAGCCATTGAGCAGGGAGCGACGCCACTTTTGACGGACTCTCTACATTTAGATATCACGTTTTCACCACCTACTAGGCGCAGCTTTGATTTAGACAACGCATTGGCAGCGGCTAAGGCAGGTTTTGATGGGATCTCCGATGCATTGCAAGTAGATGACAAGCACTGGACACTATCAATCCGTAAAGGTGATACAGTCGGAGGTCATATTTTAATTAAAATCTCAGACACGACCAAGGAAGGCGCAACCCCGGCCTTGCAAAGCGAGACAACGCAAAGTGACAAATGATGATTTAAGTATGCAATTGTTGGATATGCAGAATAGTGATGACTTAAAGATGCAATTGTGGGATATGTTTAATGCTGGTGGGCAGCACTGCGTATACGAGACGCCGGAAAAGTTGCAGTCCGCCTGCTCAGACTATTTCGAGTGGGCAATAGACCAGCCGATGTACTATCCATGTATTAACAACTATTAACGGTTAAATTAATAATTAAAATTGAGGTAATGAAAGATGGCTAACGATAGTTCAGCCCCAGAGCCTAAAAAGAAGCGGCAATTGTGGGATATGGTCAACCTTGGCGGACAGCCGCGCAAGTTTGAAACTCAGGAAGAGTTATATAACGCTTGCTTGAAGTATTTCGAGTGGGCAATTGATAATCCTATTTATGACATAAAACCTTTCCATTTCCAAGGAGTTGTTACTTTAGAGAAAATACCGAAGCCTAGAATATTTACAGTTCAGGGTATGTGTTTGTTTTTAAATATTAATAGGGATAGTTGGTATCAATGGGCTAAAGAGGATCGGTATTCCGACACCGTCAAAGCTATCAATAATATCATATTTGAACAGAAATATTCCGGCGCCGCTGTTGATATATTTAACTCCGGCTTAGTAGCGCGAGATTTAGGATTACGTGATATTACATCGATAGATCACACCAGCTCAGACGGCAGCATGTCGCCTAATATTGACGTTAGTAAACTTTCCCCACAGGTAATGGATGAACTACTCCAGGCGCACGATAACACTAACAAAAGCTGATTTTGTAGCTATAGAGCGCGAATATTGCACCCGTAAATTATCTTATTTTGCGCAGCGTGCTTGGCATATTCTAGAGCCTACTTCTCAGCTTAAATGGGGGTGGGCTTTAGATGCTATATGTGACCATCTCGAAGCGGTGACTTATGGCGATATTAACCGTCTGCTAATTAATGTATCGCCTGGTTCAATGAAGAGCCTGTTAACTTCCGTGCTTTGGCCAGCTTGGGAGTGGGGGGCAAAAGACAAAGCATCGCGCCGATACCTGAGCACGTCACACAAACAAGACCTAGCCACACGTGACAATGTTAAATGTAGGCGGTTGATTCAGAGTTCGTGGTACCAGTCCATGTGGCCGGTGCAGATTGTAGGTGACCAGAACCAGCGGCAGAAATTTGAAAACAGCAGTACAGGGTTCCGTGAATCCATGGCCTTTGGCTCTATGACTGGGAGCCGGGGCGATTGTGTGATAATCGATGATGCCCATAGTGTGGATGATGCCAACAGCAGAACAAAGTTAGCTTCAGATGTGACCACCTTCCGTGAGGCTTTGCCTAGCCGGGTTAACTCGGATGAAAGCTCTATTGTTATCATCATGCAACGTCTAGCTGTTGGGGACATTTCCGACGTTGCGCTAGAGCTGGGATATCAGCATTTACTAATCCCTATGCGCTACGAGATCGGACGCTCAAAGCACGTAGTCGGCACCGGTGACCCACGTACGGTAGAAGGCGAGTTAATGTTCCCTGAGCGGTTCCCGGAAGCGCAAGTTGTCGAGCTGGAGAAGTCGCTGGGTAGCTTTGCCACTGCCGGACAATTGCAACAAAGGCCAAACCCTAGAGGGGGCCGTATCATTCGCACTGAATGGCTGGAACTGTACTCAATGGCTCCAGAGATTGAGTATAGGGCTATCTATGCTGACACTGCGTTAAAGACCGAAGAGCAGCACGATTACAGCGTCTTTCAATGCTGGGGTAAAGGTAAGGATGGAAAACTGTATCTGCTAGATATGATTAGGGGCAAATGGGAAGCCCCGGAGCTGGAACGCCGAGCGGTGGCTTTCTGGAATAAGCACCAATCCGACCAGGTAAGCCGCCTGAGACACCTAAAAGTTGAGGACAAGGCTTCAGGAACAGGATTAATACAAGGCCTGAAATTAAAGCACAATATTCCCGTGGTAGGCATACAGAGATCGCGCGACAAATACACTCGACTACTGGATGTTGTGGGATATATGGAAGCCGGGATGATACGACTACCTAAAGATGCACCCTACCTAAGCGACTTTTTAGCCGAGTGTGAGAGCTTCTCAGCAGATGATACACACCCACATGATGACCAACTCGACCCATTCATTGATGCTATAACTGATATGTTAAGCATTAATAGCGCCGCCAGCTTGTGGGCAAGGATGACATGAGCTGCCACAACTTACTTGAGATGACATGATGCCTACTAAGCCAGCAAAGCCAGCTAAGCCAGCAAAGCCAAAGACTAACAAAGCAACAGCAGCCAGTACTAGTGACGGGTTCGCAAACCTTATTCAGCGCTCAGGGTATCAGGCCGACAACTCGTATTCCGCTGGCACCTATGGCCCCAGCGAGCTATTAACGGATAACAGAGTAAAGTTAGAGTGGATGTATAGGCAAAATTGGATTGCTGGCGGTGTGGTTGACTCAATAGCTGAAGATATGGTGCGTAGTGGTATAGATATTATTGCCACTACCGACCCGCAGCAAGTCATGGAAATGCAGACTGGATTGACTAGGTTAGGCGTATGGGACGCGATGCTAAACTGCATCAAATGGAGCAGGCTATATGGTGGCTCTCTGGCAGTGCTTCAGCTAGAAGGGCAGGATTTGTCTACTCCGCTTCGTGTCTGCTCTATAGGTAAGGGCCAGTTCCGTGGCTTGTCGATATATGACCGCTGGCAAGTCGAACCAGATTTAACAAGGATGATACAATATGGCCCAAATATTGGGCTGCCAGAGTATTATATGGTCGTCAGTGCGTTTGACGATAGCGGACAGCCTACATTTGGAACGGAGATTCATTATTCAAGATGTGTTCGTATGATAGGAATACAGCTTCCATTCTTTCAAGCTATCACAGAGGACTATTGGGGCGAATCCGTACTAGAACGCATCTATGACCGCATGCTGGCATTTGATACGGCAACAATGGGAGCTGCAAACCTGCTAGACAAAGTGCATTTGAGAACTGTAGGAATTGAAAATCTGCGAGAAATCCTAGCTATGGGTGGGCCAGCAGAAGAAAACCTAATGAAAATGTTTACCTATGTACGACAAATGCAGACTAATGAAGGCATTACATTACTAGATTCTAAAGATGTAATGCAAACGTCCACTTACAGTTTCGCTGGCATGGGTGACATGATTCAACAGTTCGCACAACAAGTAGCTGGCGCTACGCAAATTCCAATTACGCGACTGATGGGACAGTCTCCGGCAGGGCTAAGTGCAACTGGTGAGCATGATATGCGTATGTATTACGACAACATATATTCCCAGCAAGAGAGCCGCCTGCGTAGCGGTATGGATACTATCCTGAAAGTTTTACATCAGAGCCTGTACGGCTTGCCAGCCCCGGAGGAGATGTCGTTTACTTTCAGGAGCTTATGGCAAATGTCCGCTACTGAGAAAGCTAACAACGCCAAAACGATAACAGAAACCGTAATAGGAGCTATGGAGGCCGGACTAATTACTACTGCGATCGGAATGCAAGAACTGCGGCAAGCATCAGAAGATACCGGGGTATTTACGAACATTGCTCCGGAGGATATCGAAGAAGAAGAAGAGCTGCCGCCAATGCCAAGATTAGAGGAAGAGGAAGAACAAGCTGCCGAGAGTCCGCAAGACTTAAACGCACTTGATCGCATTAAACGCTGGCTGAGTCTTTGATAATGCGCTCTTTGACTTTGGACGCAAAAACAAAGGGATTCTCAGCCAAAAAAGCTCAAGAAAGGAAATATGCCCGCAAACTAAAAAAGGTTGCACAGCAAGTGGGAGATATCACGGAGTCTTACAGGGACGGCTCATATTTAAATGACGGCTACGAGGAAGCAATGGCTTTCTACACTCAAGGACTCTTCCCTTGGGCACAGAAAGTAGCTCGTGAAATGGTTACTTCGGTTGACTTAAGTAATATTTCGGCTTGGGCTGCGATGAGCAAGAAGCTAGGCGCATCTATGCGTAAAGACCCAGTGCTGCCGAAGGTAATGTCTTTGATGGATGAGCAGGTAGAGTTGATTTTGTCATTGCCAACAGTAGCGGCGCAGCGGGCGCAGAAGTTATCTTTAGAGGCTGCACTGGACGGTGCACGTGCCGACGAGATAGCCAAAGAGATCGCAAGGACGGGTGAAGTCACGTCATCTCGGGCTGTGCTGATAGCAAGAACTGAGGTAGCCAGGGCAAGCAGTCAGTTAACAGAAGCACGCGCCGTAAGTGTAGGCAGTGAGGCGTACATATGGCGTACTTCTGAAGACTCGGACGTCAGAGAGTCCCACAAAGAGATGGATGGGAAAGTTTGTTATTGGGCTAGTCCTCCTACGTTGAGCGATGGAACGACAACTAACGCTGGTGGGATATACAATTGCCGCTGTTATCCAGAGCCGATATTTTCTGATGCTGTTTAGGTATTTAACAGTTACAATTAAGCGATAAAGCAATGCTTGCCACAAAACAAAACAACATGTAATTTGTTGAATGTTACGCCGTAACTTGTTGTAAATATCTTGTTAATGTATAATTGGCGTATGCCATCTTTTGAGATCCTTTCTTATGCCTTTAAAAAAAGGGTCGTCGTCTGAAATAATCTCCGAAAATATCCGCGAGCTTATCAGTTCCGGCAAGACCTCGGCACAAGCTGCTGCTATTGCTTATCAGTCCGCGGGGAAAACTCGGGACGAACCACGATATTACACCACTGTCAGGCTAAGTGAACACATCAGCCAAACACCAGAAGGTTATTTGCTATGCGAGGCCGTCCCTATTGCTCGTACTGGTGAGTTGCTATATCAAGACGGCGAATTAATTGATGCTGAGGGAAGCTCACCAGTGGAAGCTGGCAGCGATGGTGTAATAAGAATAACCCGTTACGCTGAAGAGTTATTCTCGCCTGAAACCATCGCTTCTATTGAAGGCAAGCCGATAACTATTGACCACCCCGCCGACTTTGTGACTCCAGAGACATGGCGCAATCTGGCTGTGGGTACAATGTTAAATGTTCGCCCGGGTACTGGTGTAGATTCTGACAAATTGCTAGCGGATTTTTTGATTACGTCAGCAGATGGAATCTCTATGATAATGTCTGGTTTGCGTGAGGTTTCATTGGCATATGATGCCGAGTACCTGCAAGTAAGACCCGGCCTTGGTAAGCAGTCTAAGATTTTGTGTAATCATGGCGCATTAGTACGTCGCGGGCGCAATGGCCCACAGGTAGCAGTAAGAGATCACAAACCAAAAACCATTAAAAGGGGTAATAAGTGCATGACTTTAAAAAATAAGCTACTCGCCGCGTTTGGCCGGACTCTAGACGAGGCAATGCCGGAGGTTGTAGAAGAAATTACAACTGACGCTAGCCCATTAGAAGAGCGCCTAGCCCGCATTGAGGCATTAATTGTTAAGATGATAGAGCATGAGCAAAAGTCGATGATGGAAATGACCGATGCTGGTGAGGAAGAATTGGAAAATGCGGATATTACGGAAGTAATGCAAGGCGAAAATGAACAGCCAAGCGATATGGACATGCGCCTACAGGCCATTGAAAGCGCCCTTTCTAAACTGCTCGGCGATGAGATGGAAATGGACACCGCAACGATTGACTCCGAGACCGTCAGCCAAGCCGAAGTTGTCGCCCCTGGCTTAGCGCCAAGTCGTACGCTAGTTAAAGACGCCTTGTCTTGTTTGGCTCGTACCACGGAAGGCAAAAAAATACTATCTACTTTTGATGGTATGTCACCAAAAAACAAGCTCAAAGCGTGCGCTGAAGTTATTAAAGCCAAGAGAGCCGCGCAGCTTGCCCCGACTGTGGACAGCTTCCGCACTCTTAATAATGGCCCTATGACTCCAGAAAGAATTAATCAAATGAACGAATTACGCCACAAAAAGGTAAATTAATATGACTTCTTATTTGTACAGAGCGCCCGCTGGTATTCCCGGCGAAGTTACCAGACCTGATGAGACAACCGTTGAGCCAGGCATTCTGAGTCTTGACTTTACGCCCGCGGCTTATGGCCTGGCGTTAAAAACAACAGGCGGCGGAAGTACGACATTCCAGACAATGGGCGCTGCTGGAACTGCTGATACTGCGGCCTTTTTTTACGGTGTCTTGTCTCGTATTGCTCCGAGCGTATCATCCAATGTTGCAGGATCTAATACTTACGCAGGCGCTGGCCCTAACATCATATCTACTCAAGGTATCGTTACTCGTGGTTATGTCAACGTATTGTGTCCTACTGGTACGCCTATTCGCGGCAATAATGTCTTCGTAGTCGTAGTGGCTTATGCCAACCAGCCCATAGGTTCTTTTACTGCGACTATTAACGGAACAAATACGGTGTTGTTGCCTAATGTAATCTGGGCTTCCGACAACAAAGACGCACAAAACAATGCTGAAATTCGCATTGCTCGTTGATCATAAGGGAAAAAACAAATGACACAAATCATCAAGGCTAGAGCTTTTGATAGTGCGGTGCGCACACAGGACAGCACCCTAGCATATTTCATTAATCAGCTAGAAAACTTTGAGCAGAAGCTGCACGAACCCCTCTACTCTGTTACTTGGGATAGGGATATTAAGTTACGCTCAGGTGTTACGCTGGCGTATGAAC